GTGATGTTGTAGAGGAACTGTCCCTGCGAAAAACCGAAACGGTATGACGGGAAGTTGACGCGATCCGGCACGACCAGCGGGATCACGTCTCGGCGAGCCCACCATTCAACAGAGAAGCTCGTGATGGCATTCGGAGCAGATCCCGACCCGATCCCGGCGGCGCACGGGGCCGCAAGTCCCGCTGGGTCACCGGTATGCGCGATGAATGGAGTCGGGGCGTCACTGGCAATGTTTGTCATCGCCAGGTTCGCCGGCTGTCCGAAGGCAGGAGGACGGATCAGTCCCGGCTGTTGCCAGAGCAAGTTCGGCATTCCGATGAAGACAGACCCGGTGAACCCGTGGTTCGACCAGTCGGCGACCGTAGAAGGTCCTCCGCTACCAGAGAACTGGGTGAAGTACGTCGCGTTTCGGACGATGTTGGCGATGCGGACGTCATCGACCAGTCCATGAAGGTTGTCGCTCGGCGAACTCTGAACTGAGCTGATCGGGTTTCCGCCACCGACTCGGTACGGACCGTGAGCGCTGTAGTCGATGGCGCCACCGCCGGCGACGGTTCCCTGGGGAGCCGGTGCACCGTTCCCGTACAGGGTCAAGGTAGTGCCGTCATACGTCAGACCGATGTGGCACCACTGCCTGAGCGGGATGACGAAGTTCGATTCGACGCCGTGAGACGTTCCGGCGACAGAGACTTGCCCGAAGAGTCGACCGGTCGCGTCGTTCAGAACCTGGAGGTTCCACGTCCAGAAAGGAGCCGCCCAGATAGAAGAGTCTGGCCGGTAGGCCTTTCCGAGGATCGAAGCGAAGTTTCCGAATCCTCCTCCGAAGTTGAAGCCGTAGTCAAAGAGATAGACCCAGCATCCGGCGGTGATGTTGGCGTTCTCTGAGATGTTCGTCCCGGTCGGACCCGTGTCGAGATAGTACGGGGAGTTCTGAGGTCCAGGGAATGCGACCGCGCCACTGAAGATTCCCAGGGTCGAAGTGACCGCCGTGACAGTCGGAGGAGGGTTCAGGGGGAGGCTGCTTCCGTTTCCCGTGCTCAGGTACGGAGCCGCTGCCTCGTCGAACCTCCAGTAGATGACGTCGTTCGCGTCGGTGGCGACGTAGTTCGGAAGGTGGTACGATCCCGAGCCGTCGTCCAGTCTCCAGAAGAGATTCGGTTGGTCCGCGATGACGAGCGCGTGATACGGGTCCGAGGCAGTCACGAAGGTCACTGCGGCCGATCCGGTCGCCGACTGGCCGTCCGGATTCACGATCGTCACGTCGGCCGGTCCCAGGGTTCCCGTCGGAGCGTAGAACAGCAGTTGGCTTCCGCTCGAACTCGGGATGGCGACCGAAGCAAACTGGCGCTTGCCCGAGTTGTTTCCGACGATGAGATTACGAGACGGGTTCTGGTCTACAGGGCCGTTGAACGGCTGACACTGCACCCCGCTGACATAGACCTTCGTGTTGGGCTGGAAGTTGCTGCCCGACAGCAGGACGTAGGACCCACCAGTATTGAAGATCTTGTTGCCCGTCCCGTAGACGGAGCCGCTGAAAGCCAGCGCTCCAGAGATCGACGGAGCGGGAAGGGACGCGGTTCCCAGACCATAGAGGTAGTGCGCGTAGATCTCATCGTAGAACAACGCGTTGTTGTAGACCGCCACTTCGTCGTACTCACCCGCCCAGGAACCAGAACCGACCGCGAAGCCGTTCGCGCCCCAGGCGACCGACGGCTGCATCTTCTTCCAAGCAATGATCTTGCCGTTCTTCGCGATGTACCCGTAAGTGGAGTCATAGGTGAAGACATAGTGGGCCGCCTGTCCCAGCTGGAAGAACCCTTGCTGGAGATCACGTGCCGTGAACATGTCCTTGCTGTTGATGCCGCAGAAAGCCTCGCCAGAACCGGAGCACATGCCCGCAAAGAACTTGGTGAAGCCCGTTCCGATCGTGTTGTTGATGTCACTGCCCGTCGGGAATGCCGACGGCTTCTGCCACCACTCGACGCTGAACTGACCGGCACCGAGGCCGGTGGAAGCCGGGGTGAGAATGTAGGGGGAGTTTCCGGCCAAGGTACCACTGATGCCACCGTCGGTGTCCCTGCCGTCCACCAGGCTGGGCTGCTGGAACATCACCCCATTGGCTCCACCCACCAATGTACCGGGGAACCCGTTCGTCTGAGAGTGGTCCTTGATGTTGGGGCTCGAACCGGACGCGTCACCCAGACGATAGTAGACAGTCGGGTTGGAGAGCTGGATGACGCTTTCATATCTCCCGTAGACCTGCGTTCCCGAGATCCCGACCTGGTAGTGGTTCTGGATCTGGGCGTCCGTCAGGACGGTCTTGTAGATGGAGAAGTTGTCGAACGTCGCGTTCCAGGCGTTGCTGTTGGTCGAATTGAGACCCATCCAGCCGTTGAAACCACCCGCCGGATAGGTTGACCACTGGGTCGGCGGGGACATCGTCTTCTCTGCGATCTTGACCCCGTTCCGGTACATACGAGCCATCGCGCCGTCGTATGTGAAGGACATGAGGTAGGTACCGCCGACACGGAACTGCGCGCAGTCAATAGGAGTGAAGCGTTCGCTGATCTGGATGCCGCAGTACATTCCCCCGTTCGCGTCATTGTGACAGGTGAAGTACCCCCAGTTGGCGAAACCGACGAAGTTGTTGAAGTTGGAAAAAGAGACCGGCTTGTACCACCATTCGACCGAGAACGTCGGGTTGGCCGGACTGATGTCGAACGAGCCCGTGAACTTGTCTCGAGGATTGAGGATGAGCGCGGGGGAGGTGGAGTTCGCGAAGAACGCTCCCGAAGGAACGCCCGTGTAGTACTCGTTCCACGTGAGAGACCCGGTCGTGCCAATGGCGGCAGTTCCATACAGGGTCCCGGTCATCCCGTTGTTGGATGAGTCCGAGATGTGTGCCGGATCCACAAGACCGGTCTCGTCGAGCCTCCAGAAGAGGATCGGACCGTCGCCGAGTACTGTATCCTTGTAGGAGAGCACCTACGCCTCCTTTCCTTAGATCACCGGGACCGATGATCCGTCCCAGGGAAGACTGACGAGCGCCGCGATGATCCTGTCACGGGAAAATCCCGGCTGAGAGATGCTCAGGGTGTCGCTGGTCTGTCTGGTGGTAGAGTTCCAACGGACGAGAGAGCTGATCCCCTTGTACCCGGTCAGACCGCCATCGCTGGCGTTTCTGGTGTACACGACAGGAATGAGGTCATCGGCGAAGGTTATGTGGTTCCCTCCCATGGAACCAGGCAGAGCCGCCGTCTCGACAGTCCATGGGATGAGCGCCTGAAGTCTGGTGAACGCCTGATTGGTCTGTCCCTTTCGCATCCAGCCACTGGGATTGTTCGAGCTGTTGTTACTGGCGGCGGACCAGTTGTTGTTTCCGTTGTTGAAACACCAAGCTCCGCCGCTGTTTTCTTGGTACGTGATGAACGGGTCCAGGTCCTGCGGCGCGGCGGTGCCGACCTCCATCGCGTCGAACATGAACGCGAAGTTGATCGGAAAACCGGTGAAGTTCATGCCCGTGGTGTTGCCACCCTGGTTCGCTCCGAACATGAGCCACGAGAACGGAGAATCCGGGATGCTTCCCGACGGTCCCGTCCCGTCGTCCGCCATACAGTGGCAGCGGACCGCCCCTTCCCAGGCTCCACCGTTGTTGAAGCAGTTCGCGAACGTCGGGACCGTGTCTGTACCACCGCCGAAGAGGATCACCTCATCGTTGACGGCGGGGTTGATCGAAGGAGTGGCGGTCACGGAACCCGTCGAACCGGGAACCGGGTAGTACCCACCGCTCAAGGAGTACTTGACACGCCACTGCGTACGGGTGCTCACGTTGCTCTGCTGGAACGTAAACTGACGGGTGCCACCGTAAGGAAGACCGCGACTCAGGCTGCTCGTCGGTTGCTGCATGAGGATCCAGGCGTCGGGATTGTTGGCGCTTCCGACTACACCGGCGGTAGAGTTCGGGATTCCGGCCGAGCTCGTGGAGAACCCGAGGAAACCCTGGCCAGGAGACCCGTGGGTCGTCCCGCCGCCGACAGCACCGTCAGACCAGGACAGGACCGTCCAGCCCGCGGAGACCATGACCTGCCAGAGCTGCATCATGCATCCGACCCAGTTGGCCGGAGTTTGATTTAGATTGAAGAAGAACGCCATCTCTATCTCCTAGACCAGCGGCAATGACCCGTCCCACGGGACTGTGACCGTGTTGGCGACGAGTCTGTCTCTGTTTGAATTGACAGACATCGAGGTCCCGGTCGTCTTGATGCTCGAGGTGTACCGCAAGAGGCTGCTCAGTCCCTTGTATCCGCCGAATCCCCCGACACTTGCCCCGCGGGCCATAATCACGGGAAGCAAGTCGTCTTCGTTCGAATTTATGTTGGCGCCGGTCTGCTGGGGATACGAGTTGGGAAATCCGTTGTTGCTGTTTCCTCGGGTATAGTAGACTCCCGCCAGACCCGTGAACTGTGCGCCCTGCAGGTGGAGCCTGAACCAGCACTGCGCTACACCATTAGCATTGGCGGCCCTGCCGAAAAACTGCTGGGCAGTGTAAGGATTCAGGACCGAGTTGTTGATGGCCGTGCTCATCCGGCGAAAGACGAAAGGATCGATATCTCCAGCGGGAGCGCTGCCGGAAATCATCGGATCCATCATGTGCTCGGTCTCAGTACCTGCCGAGGCTCCTGCGGTCCACGTAATCAGGTAGAATCCGTAGGGATACGAGTTCGAACCACTGACAAAGAACCCGTCATCCGCCATGACGTTCAAACGAGAACCGCCGTTCGTGCCGGCTCCGAAAACCTGGTCGAACGTCGGAGAAGCGTCGGAACCACCACCGGCGATGTAAGCCTCGTCTCCGATTCCCGCATTGATGACGGGGGTGTTCGTCGCGGTTCCGGCCACAGACGGGGCCGTGTAACCACCGCTGAACGAGTACTTGATACGCCATTGCTGGTTGTTGACGGCGCTACGTTGCCAGACGAGCTGCCTGGTCCCGGCGTAGTTTCCTCCGACCGTCAGGGCACCGCTCGAAGGCGGCTGCTGCATGACCATCCAGGCACGAGTGTTGTCGACCCCGTTGGTGCCGCCGCCGGCAGTCGTGAATCCGATGGCTCCCGAAGAATACGGGTATGCATTCGCGATCGGGGTGTTGTGCGGGGTGGTTCCGTCCGACCAAGCGATCGTCTGCCAACCCGCGCTGGCAAGGGTCTGCCAGAACCGGAACATGCAGTCTGCCCAGCTGCTAGGAGTCGAATTTGTATTGAAATGCTGCATGGTCTCTCCCTAGAGCGTCGGAACCGAAGCATCCCACGGGACGCTGACGGATCCAAAGATGATTCGGTCTCTGACCGTCGCCTGCGCCTGGGTGTCTCCCGTCGCACGCACCGCCGAGTTCCACTTCATCATCGAACCGACACCCTTGTATCCTCCGGGTCCCGAGCCGAACGCGGGAGGACGTCCGTAGGCCATGGGGAACAGGTCGTCATCCGAGTTGACTGGGTTCGTCGACATGGGGTTTCCAGTGACCGAGCTTCCGGGGACAGACACGGTAGCCCCCAGACCGCTATTCCAGTATATGAAAATCTGCGGCATCAGCTTCTGCACTGCTGCCGACGACTGTCCGTACTTGTACCAGGCGAATGCACCAGTGACGTTGTTGTTACCTCCCGTGATCCATGCACAGCCTGGGTTACTGGTCGAAAGAAAGAGCGAACCGTTGAGGGTTCCAGGGCTGACAGAGCTGCAACCAACAACGAAGGGATCGATTTCTCCGGGAGCAGTCGAACCAGCTGTCATCGGTTCGAAGATGAACGCCATCGATGGGGGGAAACCCGCGCCGGCGTTCCAGGCGACAGCATAGATCGCGAACGGACTGGTCTCGAATGCCAGACCGTCGTTGGCCATGACGTTGAATCGACTGGTACCACGTTGGGGAGCGCCAGCACCGAACAATGTCTGAAAAGTCGGGGCAGCATCCGAACCGCCGCCGCAGATGGTCGCGTCGTCCTGGACCACGCTCGCAAAAAGACTCGGGGTGTGAGTCGCGTCGCTCGCGAACTGGTACTGAGAAACGTGGCTGACTCCAGCGAGCGGACCGACCGAGTACTTGATCCTCCAGAGGGTGTCGTTCGTGCCGCGCTGGAAGACGAGCATGCGGTTTCCAGCATATGCTCCGACAGAACCCGTCCCCTTCGGCTGGCGCATGACCCACCAGCTGTTGTTGTTGTCCATCCCGTTGGCACCGGTGTTTCCGGTGTTCGAGAAGGTTCCGGTCAGCGGGAAGACAGGATCGGGAGATCCTGGACCGGCCTGATACGGTCCGGGGATCGTCCCGGTGTTGTGGACAGTGGTCCCGTCCGACCAGGCCATGATGCTCCAGCCCGCGGCAGACATCACGTTCAGCAGATTGTACATGCAGAACGCGTACGTCGACGGAGTCTGGTTTGTGATGAACTGGTTAGCCATTCTTTCTAAGTTCCCTTGACCTCAGGTCTAAATAGATACCGAGACCGCTTTTCAGACGGTGAAGAGGAACACCGACCCCGTATTAGCATTCGAGCCGACACCGCCACCGCCGTTCGAAGGTCCTCCGAGTCCGGCATTGGCCTGATAGACCAACGATCCCGTGGTTCTGGATGACACGACAATGACGACTCCGCCGCCTCCACCTCCGCCACCGCCGGTAACGCCGCCGGCCTGACCGGCTCCCCCGTTTCCACCGTTCGCCTGGAAGGTCCCGGTCACGTGGATTTCGTAGGCGTTCGGGTACGGGATCTGGAGCGGAGCGATCGGACCGACGCTCTGGCTGACGAAGATGCCCGTGTTCCAGACGAAAGAACCCGTCGGGACCATCAGGATAGAACCAGACGGGACGGCCGAGATGATCTCTCGAACGGCCACCATCAGGGTCCCTCCGGCGCCGCCGCCACCCCCTCCGACCTGAACCGCGCCGGCTCCTCCACCTGCTCCACCACCGGCACCGCCAGCGATCCCGTAGGCTCCCGCCTGACCGAACATGTAGCCCGTCAGAGCGGAGAAGAAGTTGTGGTTAGATCCAGAAGTGGGCTGGACCGGGGCAGCGATCCCGGCCGCGCCGGCCGTGGTGCCACCGCCTGCTCCACCTTGTCCACCGGTCCCTCCGAAGGACGCGGAGAGCGTGGATGGGGGGAAACCAGGTTGGCCGTTGCCGACGCTACCGGTGCCCCCGTTGCCTCCAGCGGGGAGCGATCCCAGGCCAGGAGCCACGCCGGCAGCCGGAGTCGCCCCGGGAGTCCCTGAGCAGTCCAGCGTCCCCGAGGTGATGAAGTACATTCTCGTAGACACGAACAGCTTGAACGAGTTCAGGAAGATCTGCGGGAGCTGAGCCACGCCGCCGACCACCGAAGAGCTCATCCAGACGTTGTTGTAGTAGGTGTCCCGGTGGAGGACGAGCGTCCCCGTGACGACGATGTCGCCGTCCGTTCCGTCACCGTAGAATGCGTCGATTACGCCTGGTCCGCGAAGTCCCATGTTTTAGATCCTATACGTGAAGAAGGAACCGGCTGAGCCCGAGTTCGGTGGTGTCACCGATCCCGAGAAACCGATCCCGGGCGCCCCGCCCGAAATGTCTATCTGGTCCTTCAGGCTGTTCCGGAGGAGGAGCGACGAGTAGACCAACATGGCAAACCCGCCACCGCCGCCGCCACCGCCTGCTCCACGCGAGAAGCTGTTTCCTCCGCTGCCGCCCCTGGCCGTCACCTTCCCCAGGAAGATGAGATCACGAGCCGCGATGTAGACCACTCCACCACCGCCACCGCCCCAGCCTGAACGCGGACGGACACCGATCGATCCAGAATTTCCACACGCTCCGGCGCCGCCACCGCCGCCACCCGCAAACGGGACAAACGAACCGGTCGCCCCCGAAGGGAGTCCCATGTTCCCACAGGTCATGGAGGCGAAGAAGTCATGGAGGCCGCTGAGCGTCGCAGTCTGGACAGAACCAGAAGAACCGGTCGCGCCCGTGTAGGTCGTCAGAGCTCCTGAAAGGAAGGCCTGTGCGTCGCCTCCACGTCCACCCGCTCCACCAAGGAAGTAGAACGGGTTGGTCGGCTGATCGACCGCCGGGACCAGCGTGCCCACCGCTCCACCATCGTGCAGCAGAGATCCGGACGGGAAGCCGCCGTTGTACATGCCAGCTCCACCACGCCCACCTCCGCCGGTCGATCCCAGGGGACCTCCAGGGGTACCCGCGGGAACGGAGGAGCTGACTTCAGCGGTCGAACCGTTGGAGTTGCGGGCGTTGGAACCGTCGTTGGAGACGGTGGCCAGCGAGAACTGGTCTCCCAGGATGAAACACTGGCGACGGCACCTGATCTTGAAACCGTTGGAAAAGATACGGACACCCTTGCCGATGGTCAGGATGTCGTAATTGACGTCTCGGATGAGGACCGTGTCGGAAGTCAGAGACACGACGCCGTCCGTACCGTCTCCGTAGACGGCATCGAACATTCCGGTGTTGTTTCCGCGGAAGGCCGGCACCTTAGGTCACCTTGAAGCTGTGCGTGTAGACAGGATCATGACCGGTGGCGTCGATGCGCAGGCAGAAGTTTCCTGTCCCGCGCACGTAGAGCCCGTCGATCTGGGTCTGTCCGTTGATCAGCTTCCTCTTGGGGTTTCCCATCATCATGGGCAGCGGCGCGTTCCGCAAATCTTCGTGGCAGAGGGTGACGGTCAGGTCGTCGTCCGCGTCCACCACGGCGTCGAAGAGCCCGCGCTTCACCACGTAGAGGGTGGTGATGGGGCTCATGTGCTGGATGTTGAGCGGCTGGTTCTCGAGGTGCACCCATTCCCGCTCGACGCCCATGGCGTCCATCCAGCAGTCGACACAACCGTGGGCGCGAGGTCCGGGCTCCTGTCCGTCCAGGGCCTCCCCGAGCTTCGTTCCACAGTCAGTGCAGGTGACGTCCACCATGTTAGATCGCCGGGCTCTCCGCGATGATCGTTTCCGTACCGTCGATGGACCACCTGATGACGAGCTGCGAGCGGTTCACGGCGGGAGATTGCCCCGTTGGCTGTCCGTTGTTCTTCAGATAGACGATCGCTCCGCCGGACGAGCCGAACGGGAATCCCGGCGTGGTGCTGGGGTTCGATCCGGTCGGCAACACGATCTCGGAGTACTGCTGGTAGAGGACGTTCGCGGCGGCGGCGGCGATGACGAAGTCACCCGGCGTCGCCCCGCCGAAGGTGCCCTTGTGCTGGATGATGGCGCCGTCCTGGCGGAGGAAAATGAAGTCCTTCGTGATGTCCGCGCCCGTGGGAAGAGATCCCGAGGGAAGCCGGGTGCCAAACCCGAAGAAGTTTCCTGACGTGATCGCGAAGCGGATGTCGGTGAGCGCCTGGCTCACGACGTTGTAGTCCACCGCATCTACGAACTTGGTCGGATCTCCGCCCACAGGGATGGGCGTCCCGTCTGTCTTCGGGAAGTTCAGCGACCCCGAGTTGGTTGTTCCGTCGTAGACCCAGTTGCTCATCTTCTAGATTCTCCGTCTTATAACTAGGTGCGCACGTAGACTGTGATCACGCCTTCCGGGATGAAGGGCACGGTCTGACGTCTATAATTCCACTGGAGCTTCGGCCTCTCCAGCATGTGGCTCTCCACCACGAACTCGTCTCCAAGGAAGATCGAGCGGGCCGGCAGAAGACGCTGCACCATCGTGATGAAGCTTCTGTCGAAGAACTCCAGCATGTCCGCGAAGACCCTGAAGTTCAGCCGTCCCTGGAGCCGCTTGAAGTACTGCCGGCGGATGACCTCTATGTCTTGGTACGTCGCCCGGTAACGATTGGCCGGCAAGCCAATGGCATTGTTGAAGTTGTCCATGGTCGAGATCGCCTGGGAGATGTCCTCGTTCAGGGCGTCAATCATGTTGAACTCCAGGGCCAGCGCCTGGTTGTCGTAGGTCACGTCTGCCGGCTTCACTTCCGAGCTCTGCAGGATGCGGATCTTGTCCTCGTTCCAGCTGAAGTCGGGGGAGGCGATGTAGTTGTAATCCAAGAGGAACTTCTCGAATGGGGCACGGAGGGGAGAGAAGCCGGCTCCCGAACCTGTGATGCCGTTCTGCGAGATGTCCTGGAAGATGTTCTGGCCCGAGATCGTTCCCCCGATCGAGGCGCTGGCGTTGTCGTTCAGGCGCCAGTGGAGGGCCAATGCCCCCATGTCGTTGGGGTAGTCGACTCCGTAGCTCTGGAAGTTCAGGGTGTGATCGAAGATCTCCGTCTTCGTCAGGTCCTTGTTCCAGACACGGGCTTCCTGCATCCACCCCTGGGCCTTGAGATTGTTGGCGGCTCCGACCACGAGCTGCCAGATGGAGCTTCCTGAAGACTCCGGCGCCGACAGGGTGGCCGACAGGTTGACGTCGACCTCGTCGTAGTTCAGGCGGTGAAGGCGAAGGTTCAGCGTCCCCGACAGGGAGTTCCGGTGGACCGAGACATTGTACCACTGCTCATTGAAGAGCGGGATGTTCGGGATGCTGAGTAGCCCCTCGCTTCCTGTCAGGAACAGGGAGCCTGTCTCGCTGCCCACGAACGGCGTCGTCCAGTAGACCTGGTACGCCAGCTGCTGTGAACCAGTCGGGACGAGGATGCCACCGCTCGAAGAAAGAGCGGTCTGATAGAGAGCGAAGAGCGATCCGGTCGTGATCAGCGGGGTCAGCTCGGTGCTGGTCGACAGCGGGAAGGAGAACCTCACCTCTGCCGAGAGGGCCGAACCCGTGAACGGGACGGAGGTCACCGAACCCGTCAGCGATCCGGAGCCGTGGCTACCAGAGAAGACCATGGCATACACGCTCTTGTCGGCGTGGATGCGGCTGGTCTGGATGCCGACGTTCGGCTTGTAGCCGTACTCCTTCAGGCGAACGAAGTTCTTGTTCACGCCGTAGATGCGGAAGAACGACTCAACGCTCTCCCGTGTACCCTTGCTCTTGTAGAGGTACATCAGGTTGACGAGGGTACGCTTCCAGAACTCGTTCTTGATCTGGTAGAGCTTGACGTCCAGCTCCTTGTTCGCGTCCTGGTTCGCCAGGACGTTCTTGCCAAGGAGGTACTGGAACGCATCCGCGCTGAGGAAGTTCCCGGTGAACTCCCAGCCGAAGAACTTGGCGATGTCGGCGAGCAGAGCGTCCGGGGTCTGGTTGAACTGGGTGTAGTTCGCCCGGAGGACCTTCGTGAACTGGTCGATCTTCACCTTGATCTGGTCGAAGTTGCGAGCCAGGATGTAGAGGAAGTTCTGGAGGACCTGCGTGTTCTCCAGGTTCTCGAGGTTCAGGAAGTTCTCGGGGACGAGCCGAGTGATGATGTTGTCACTGACCCGGTCAAACGCGCTTCCCGAAGCCTGCTGGGTGGTGATGAGGGTCTGCACCTCGGGCGAATTGAAGTACGACGAGAGCATGAGGCTCGGCTGAGCGTAGGGGATCAAGGATCCGGACCCGCGCAAGCCGGTCCAGTAGTTCATGATGCGTCCATTGATCCGGTGACCCGAGAAGTCGAGCACCAGCGGGTCGTTCCCGTCGTCCGGGTTGATGGACCCCGACTCGTTGAAGTGCCAGCAACCCATCAGGTTGTTCTGGGCATGGGCCTGGATGTTGTACGTGCCGGTGAAATCCGCCAGCTGCAAGGCCGAACGCCACACCCTCACCTCATCGAGGGCACCGGAGATGAGTGCCGTCACCTTCCCGGATAGGGTACCACTGCCAATATAGGCCTGGGCATTGGCGATGTTTATGGGGCCTCCGATGAGGCTGGAGGCGGAGGCGATCGCGGTCGGGAAGATGTTCGCCGAACCGGTGTAGGCCACGAGGACCGGGAAATTCGTGTTGGTCCGGTCATAGACGAAGGCGTAGTAGGTCGTCTGTCCGTCCGTCCTCGGGGCGGAGACCTCGGAGGTCACGGAGCCCGAGACCATCCGGAAGGTCATGTTGCTGCCCGAGGCGTAGACGGTGTAGCCGTCTCCCGTGGCGCCCACCTTCTGGATGACGACCATCGCGGCCGAGTTCGTGAAGGCGCCCGAAAGGTTGCACCAGAACTCCACCGCCAATGAACCCGTTCCCGGGCTCAGGATGCCGGCCTGCTGGGTGGTTCCCGCCCGTGTGTCTCCGTAGATCTGACCGAGGTCGACGATGGAGATGAAGGAGGAGGAGATCGCGGAATTGAACCTGAGGTGCCCGGTGTTCTTCGGCCAGACGCTGGAGAGGTACCTCTGGTACGGGTCCAGGTCGAACGTGAACGTGTCGATGACGTCGATGCTGGCGTCGTAGGGGTACTCGTTCAGGATCTTCTCGGCGGTGAGGTTGAAGTAGTCGAGGGCCGAATTGAAGAAGACGAAGTTCTTGAAATCGGAGTAGTCGATCTTGGACTCTGCCACCTGAAACTGGCGGAGCTTGCCGATGATGTAGTTCTGCTCTTCCGGCTTGACCGAGATGGTCGCAAGGCTCTGCGCAGTACCGGCGACGACCTCGCCGGGCTTCTTCATCTGGTCATCGAAAAGTGAGAAGAGCTTGCTAGCCATTCATCTCCGCGTCGCAGAATCGGACGTACTCTTCTGCAAGAGCCTCGTACGTTTCATCGTCCCCGTCCTGTGCCAGACGGACGAGCGCTTCCTCGTACTTCTTGCGGGTCGAGAACCTGAACTCCGGTGTCTTTTGGTCCTGGTCTTCCATCTCTAGAGCTTGCATTGTCCTCACGTTATCCTGAACTTGAATCCCCGGTCGATGATCTGCTTCCGACCGTCTTGATCAAATAGGAAGACAACGCGATAGACCTGCCCCGGTGCGAGGCAACTCATGAAGAACGAGAAGTAGTTTCCGTTCCCATCGTAGCTGAGACGGGTCCAGTCGGTCCCGCCCTGGTACGATCCCGTGCCGAAAGGCACGACCTGCTCCTTCGTCCGATCGTTGTCGATCCTGTAGTAGCCGCGGTTGATGATGGTCCCCACCGGCGAGACCGACCCGGTATTCACGACGGCCGGGTTGTAGTCGAACGGACGGACGAAGACCCGCAGCTCGGGATCTTCATCGACCGAGTACTCATTCTTGAGGTTCGGCATGTCCACTTCGAACCGGCCCGTAGACAACGTGGGCTGGGCGAAGTTGTCTGTCGGCATGAAGTTGCCGGTCATGTAGGCCCGGTTGCCGAGGAACCAGATGTCCGAGAACACCGATCCCGAGTAGGAGCCGGTCGGCAGCAACATGCTGCAGCTGTAGATTCCAGGCTGACCGGTCCAGCTTGCGGAAGCGACCAACAACGTCCCGCTCAGATCCTCGATGCGGACGGTCAGGCAGTCCGGACCGGACGTGATCCCCGGGATGTTGACCGGCTGGCCGCGCACCTCGTTGTAGAGGTAGAGCGTGCCGGAGTTGTCGAACACGAAGTTCGAACGGTCGTCCCTGATGGAGTCGTCCCAACGCGCCTCGAGGTACGGGCGACGGTCCAGGAAGTTGGTGGACCGACCGTGGAACTTCTTGACGAAGTAGTCAAACGGGTCTACCTCCTGCGAGGATGACACACGAAGCAGGAACCCGTTGTTCCCATTGGTCGGATTGAGCGGAAGCGGGTTGATGCCCAACCAGCGTTCTACCTGGGTGGAGACATCCGCATCGACGTTCTCCGGTCCTTGGTCGACGTGGAAGGTGTCGATCAGTCCGGTCTCCACGTCGCCGCCGGGAGTGGTCCAGTAGGTGGTCTTCTTGGCCTGCACCCAGTTCGCCTGTCCGAGGTCGAGGAAAGTCTCCTCGTCGAAGCCCGGACCCTCGTCCCAGGCGGTCGTCACCGAGAGAATCTCGATGTCGTAGCTGGAAGGCAGGGTCTCGGCGTGGCGAGCATCCTTCAGATTCAGCCGCCACATCGGGTGTTCCGGAGCCTGCAACGATGCGGTCAGGTCCTGGAAGGCTCCCAGGTCGAACTGCATCAGGATGTGACCGAGACTCGAGCTCCCGTTCCATCCGAGAGCGCCGGAGACTCCAGCCTTCTTGAAGAGGTCGAGGATCTCGCTGGCGCCGAAGTTGGAGCCGGTGACCGGGACAGTCGGGAACTGGCGGACCAGGTTGGTGATCCACGTGTCCTTCTGTGGGAAGATTCTGAAGATCATTACTGCGACACTCCCTGGATGTCCACCATCGGGTACTTCACCTCGAAGATCGAGTCCTGCGGGCAGTAGATGATCTCGTTCTGACGCTGGTGAGAGACGTCGAACCTCGTGGTGGAGTAGGGCAGGGTGATCTGACTGCCCGGCAGCGGAGCGTTTCCGATCACGTTGGTGAAGGTCAGCTCGTACACCGAGATGACTCCCTGGACCGCCTGCAGGTTGGCCGACAGCTCGGAGACCACGATGGGGTGACCGATCTGCTGCGAGTCGATGTCGAAGTAGTCCTGCACCACCGCGAGGCACTTGGCCAGCACCTCGGTCCGGTTCACCTTCGGGGAGACGGTCACGCCGAACTTCACCCGCAGGTTGATGATCTTGGCGTCCAGGATGTTGATCCCGTCCGTGATCATCCGATACGGAGTCAGGTAGGTAGCGATGTTCGCCTTCAGGTTGGCGGACGCCAGCTGCAGGTGGTTGTCCGCGTCACGCGCCAGGACGTGAACGTCGATGGCGAGCGGGTTGATGCTGTCCCGGCGGACGTACACCTTGTCCGGCTTGCCGAACTTGGCCGGCAGGGTCAGGATGCGGGCGATATAGTCTTCCCTGGTGACGACGCGGTTCTGCGCCGCGAAGAAGGCGGCCGAGTTCGCCTTGACCTCTCCGATGGTCTCCTCCGGAGATCCACCGTCCGTCTTCTGGACGTTGATGCACTCCAGCGACTGGACCACGGCGCCCTTCTTGGTGGCGTCCAACGAGGTGGTCGAGAAGTCCAGCTCGGCGTTCGTGACCGTCTTGATGCTGCCGGCGATCACGTTCGTCTGCGGTCCGCCACCCACTCTATAGGAGACGGTGAGCGTCGTGTTGTACGGGCTGAGTCCCAGAGTCTGGGTCTTCAGGAAGTTCTGCGGGTCGATCGCGAAGGAGGCGAAGGTCCGACGACCGGCCAGCGGTAGGGCGTAGTCGGCCAGGTTCGGGATGAGCTCGTCGTCGAAGTTGACGCCGTCACCCGAGCCGAAGATCAGGGAGGTGGTGCTGTCCGTCGGGTCTCGGTCGGTGACGTACCGACGGGGGACGGTAACCAGCTTGAGCAGGTAGGGCACGTCCGTGTTGTCGGTCAGGTCCGAGTTCACGTCGGCGTCGAACACCGCTTCCTGGGCCAGGTAGTCCACCTCGGTCCAGGGGTTCCCCTCGGAGTCATAGACAGAGAGGACCTCGATCACGTCCGGGTTGCTGAGCTTGATCTGGAGGAACTGCTCGAAGTTGGTGATCTTGAAGGTCTCGACGATCGTCTGACCGGCCGTGATCTCCATGTCCTTGCGGATGGCGTAGTGGGTCGGGAGTCCGGTCGCCGAGTCGAACTGGGAGCCGGTAACGAGACGGGGGTAGTCCGGGCTGGAGGCGCTGAAGACCACATCGTCCAGCGTCTCGAAGATGGTGTTGCTCGGTCCCTGGACCTGGGCACCGGCTCGGAGGATCGGGGCGAACGAGTCATCCGGGATGGACTGGCCGTTGACGGTGATGGCCGGGACCTCGACGAAGAACGTCTCCTTGCCTCGAGCGGCGCGCTTTCCCTGCGGACGGTAGCCGAGGGACTTGGCGAACGACACGACGTTCTCGATCTGCTGGGCCGACTCCTGCTTCACTTCCTCGAACTGCATGTCCTGGTAGAGCGAGAGGATGTCCCCGATGAACGCCTGGAGTTCCAGGATCGCCATACCGGGCGATGACTCGTTGTAGTCCTGGAAGACGCCCGAGTGGTGCGCCTGCGAGAACTGCATGAGGTCGCGCTTGAACCCCTGGAAGTCCTTGTTCAGGTACTTGACAGTCTGGTCCTTGGTGAAGGCGGTCTTGTTCTGCTTCGGTGCCGGCATCTACTTTACCCTCCCCCGGGGCCGGGGACGACTTGGAACAGAGACGCCACGTTGGTCGGCTTGCTGACCAGGAAGAACTTCATGGCGACCCCCACCCCGTTGGCTGGGACTCTCGAATCATCCTCGTGGAACGTGATCACCAGGTCCTGGAGCCTGACGAAAGGAAGCCACTTCTGGAGCTGGTCCACCACCCGGTCGGACATCTTCTGACGGAGCACGTCGTTCTTCAAGGGCTCGAAGAGGAACTCCACGAAGTTGCAGCCGAGGTGGAAATGCATGGGCCTATCGCCCCAGTTCGTGACCAGGAGCGACTTGATGTTCTGCTTGGCCGCTTCTACCTCGTCGTCCGTGAAGGCGAGAACGCCCAGCGAACCGGTAGACTGCGTGAAGGGAACTGTCAATCCAATAGGCATCTTAGTCTTAAGCCGGTACACCCGTTGCCAGCGGCAGCGTCGTCGGAGTTGGCGACGGTGGGACTGGCACCAGAATGTAGATCAGCTGGTTTGTAGCTTTAAATAGAACGCCCGCAATCTTATCTGCCACATCGTCCAAAGAAGGTTCCTGTCCCTTCTTCGCGAAGTCCAGCATGATCTGGGCCATGTCGGCTGGTATCGTGGCTCCAGCGGTGGCGGAGGTGGGACCCATGAGCCCCGAGGTGGTGGCCGGGACGGTGACCGTAGAACCTGTCCAGTAGGAAATGAAGCCCGGTCCCCACCCCGCGAACATCGGAGCGGAGAGAGCGGACTTCAGAGCGGACTTCTGGACGACTGGGCTGAAGGCCTTGAGGGGAAGCATTGCCCAATCGTCGTAGGCAGTTGCCAGGGCGTCGCAGGACTCGTCGTTCGGAACGGGAGCCGTCGAGCTCTTGTCCTTGGAATCCTTGAGCTTTTGGAGGGCATCCTTGATCTTGGACTTGAGATCTGCCTGTACGTACGGCATTAGGGAATCACGATCTCTGGCTTGTTGGAAGCTCCCGTCGAGGCAAGTTGGTCCTTCTGGGGCTTCAGTGGCTCGAGCGGAGGACCAGAAGGACCGACGCCGGTCGGATGCTTGTGGTTGTCGAACTTGTCGAGGAAAGCCTCGGCCTGAAGGATGTGGTTGGCGGCGCCCTCGGACAGCTCGATCTTGCCAGACTTGTCCACGTCGATGGTGACCTTCTTCCCGCCGCCGTCGATGACGACCTTGGCGGCAGAGCCGATCTTCATCGTGGTCTTGTCCTTCTCGACCTTGATGTAGTTCTTTCCGTCCGCGATGCTGATGATGGCCGAGTCCTTGTCGACGAACACGAAGTTCGTGCTGTCCTCGATCACGATCATGGCGTTCTTGCGGAACATGACCCGGACGTTGTCGGACTTCATGACGCCAGCCGGGACGTCGTTGTCCTTGGGGACCTTGGCGTCGCCCTTGGTGGAGATGTTCAGGTTGTCGTCGAGCTTGGTCTTCATGGCCAAGTACAGGAACGACATGTCCTTGGAGAAGTCCGGATCCCCGTTCTTGTCCTTGCGACCGGCGACCAGGTGGGCCACTCCGGTGCCCTTCCCCTTTCCGCCATCGTCGACGGTTCCAAGCCCGTCGTCGACCGTGGCCGGACCGTTCTTGGCACGATCGCGACCGAGGATCAGTGAACTGTTGTTGGAACCGTGGACGGCGTAGTCACCGACACGGACCTGAAACGGAGGGACGTCCTCCTCGACCATGTCGTAGGACATTAGCCCCCGCCCTTGGTGTCATCGAACTTGTCGGCGAGGCGACCGTCCTTGATCCCGGACATACTGGCCTCGAGCTCGGTGTTGTACTTCGGACCGTCTCCGCTGCCTGCTCCCGCCGTGTCGTCGAACTTGGAGGCCAGTGTGTCATCGTCGTCCGTCTTGTAGGTGGACTGGCCGGACTTGAAGTTGACACCCTCGTGCCCCGGCATCTTGCCCACCCACAGGCCGTGTGTCATGTCACGGTCCTCAAACAGGACGTACACATGCTCACCGGGCTTGATGGGGACGCTGACGTGTTCCGGGAAAAAGGGCCAGAACACTCGGAGGTTCTGATCTGAGAAGAACTGGTCTCGACCGCCTGTCAGCAGCCTGGCCTTGATGGAGTTCTTGGGATTGAGCGGGCCGACCTGTGCCTTGACGTCGACCGACTGACCGTTGGGAAGGACGTGCTTGACCTTGTCGTTGTTGCCTGGCTGCGGACTCTCGAGCTTGCCGCCTACCACATCGACGGCAACGACGAGCGCACGATACAGGACCGGTGCGGCCTCGCCGTGTTCCACCAGCTCGCCACGCATGTACTTCTGCAGGAGCTCTGCGAGAAATACTTCCGGGCGCCGGTAGTAGTCATTATACTGTGGTTGACGTGGCATCCTTTCCGGGATCGAGATCGATCCCCCTCTTCTTCATTTCCTCGACGACCGTCGCAGCCTCGAAGCGATCGTCCGAGATCTTCTTGAGCATGGGCGCGACGTACTTGAGATTGTAGTCCAGGCGCTTCAGGAGCGCGTCCAGGCGCACCCTCAGTTCGTCGTCACTTGTCTTGCTGAAATCCGCCATCAGTTGCTCCCGTCGTCTTCCGCTTCCTCTCCTTCGATCTCATCGAACATGGTGTCCGCCTCGTCCTCGTCGAAGCCCTCACCCTTTCCCTTGGTGACGGACTCCTTCTTGGCACGTAGCTTCGCCAGCTCGATGAGCAGGGAGTTGTTCTTGGTGAGTTCGCCCGTGAGCCGGGCGAAGGATTCTGCGAGGGCGATCTTGGCGAGTGGGTCGACGTCTTCGCCGACAGAGATGGCCTTGTTCAGGAGTTCGGTGAACTCCTTGATCTTGGCACGATCCTCCCCTAGGTTGCCGTGCGCCTCGTCGATGAGATCTTCGGATTGCTTTGACACTCTTCACTTTCTCCGGTAGACAAGTACCTGTCCTTCCACTCGTTGAACAGGCCCTTGATCTTCTTCAGGTTCACCACGACCTGCTTGGTGTTCAGCCCGGTCATCTCCCGGAGGTACAGGTAGACGGCCTTCTTGTTGTAAATAGTGACTAGATCTGAGTTTCGCATGAGGAAGATGACTGCTTCGAGAACCTGGGTCTCGGTCTTCTTCGTAAGCTTCTTCCTCCAGGACTCCAACTCCTTGTAGAAGGCGACCCAGAACTCACGTTCCTCGACCTTGTCCTCGTGGGGAGAGAGAGTGAAGTTGGGGTCGGAGCGGACCATCTCGTGGTCGAGATCATAGTACAGGTCCGACTCGAGCCGGTTGCGCTTGTTCTTCTCACGGGTCTTCTGGATGAACCAGTTCTTCGCGATGACGTTGAAGTACGAGAATCCCTTGGTCCCCTTGTTCGGATCGAACTTCGGGATCATCTCGTACAGGTTCGCCAGGCAGTCCTTCTTCAAGGTCTCGACGTCGTCGATGCTGAAGAAGCCGTACACGTAGATCAGGTTCTCCACCAGCTTCTCGAAAGCCGGGCGGATGTGTACGTCGAAGACCTCGTGCTTCTCCTCGACCACCGTCGAATTGATGAACTTCGCGAGGTACTCGTCCGTCTGCTTCGTGAAATACTGGGCCATCGTGGACCTTTCTAGCCTACCGCTACGGGTGGCTTCGGAACCGTGAGCTTTCGGACCTTCGTCCCTGTAAGTTCTTCGAAGCGACTGAGGTACTCGTCGAGCCGTGCCGACATGGTCGCCATGTTCTTGTTGGCGTCCATGATCTCTGGCGCGTTGGACAGCACCGGAGTGTTGGTCAGCTCATCGAAGTACCTGACGTTGGTCTCCACGTCGTCGACCAGGTAGTTCACCAGATCGTCGAACTGGAGGAGCTTCTGGCTCGCTCGGACCAGAAGCCAGGACGCGACGGCACCGTATGCAACCGCGAGTCCCAACAGGATTCCCAAAACTACACCGATCATCTGCCTCTTCCTTTCGAGTACCCGTCCTTGGCCCACCCGCCGCCCTGGAGGGCGAAGGAGGTGGACTGGATCACGCGGTACATGTTCTCCCCGCATGAAGGACAAGGGTACCCCGGCTTGTCCTTGATGGACTGGACGACCTCCATCGTCTGTTGACAGGGGTCACAGCCGTAGATGTACGTGGGCATCAGTAGAGGTCCGGGTCGGAGTCCCTACGATCCACGTACGCCTGGGTCAGCTCGATCGTGCCGTCCGACGGATCGTCGAGCTCGATGTCCCGAAGCTGCTGGGAGATGTCGATCCCCTGCGTCAGTCCCCGCTGGACGATCGCCACGATCTCCACCAGGACCGTCTTTCCAAGTTTCAGCGCCATGTACTCCTCCTTACAGTTCCATTATATCACAGGTAGGCGACAGATGTACCAAACTTTTGGACCACCTGCGCTGCTGCCGAGTTCGCAAACTTCACTGCCGATCGGACGTCCCGAGTCTTCAGCGCACAGAAGGCCATGGCGGCCGTGTGGGTGTCCCCACAGCCGGTCACATCCTTGACCATCGCTTGAATCACTGGGAACTCCTCGGAGTGATTCACGTAGGAATCCCCGATGATCCTACCAGGGGCCAGGTCCGCCTTCACCGTCTTGGCGTGGTCACACATGATGAGGGTCGCACCCTCACTACCGCGGGTGACCACCACGTACTGGAAGAACTCGGTGAAGTTGGTGTAGAGCTTGCTGGAGACCTGGGAGGAGTACTCCTTCTCGTTCACCTTCAGGATGTTGATCCCGTCGAAGATCCGGAGGTCCTCTCGCTTGGAGTCCACGATCGTCATGGGCGCCAGCTTCCTGAAAACCTCCATGACCTTCGGGGTGATGGTCCCCTTGTCGTAGTCGGAGAAGATGACGCAGTCGAAGCTCTGCTCCCAGTAGTCCATCATCATCTCGAAGAACTCTACCTCGGGCTGGTCGAACTTCCTGAAGTTGTCGAGACGCATGACGAAGTTGTTGTTCTCGTCCACGAACCGACGCTTGACCATCGTCTCATGCCCAAGCATCCGGTCGTGCTTGATCCCAAGCTCGCGCAGACGATGGATGACCACCAACGATCCGCAGATGCCGGCGAGGTGCACTTCCACTTCCGCTCCTCCGAGCGCCTTCAGGTTGTGAGCCACGTTGGCCGCCCCACCGAGACGGTACTCCTGGCGCAGCTCATCCCAGACGGGGATCTTGGCCTCCTCGGCCTGTCGCACCGTCTTGACGTACGTGTACTGGTCGAGCATGATGTCCCCGACCACGAGAACCTTGTAGACCTTGTCAGGAGATTCCACGGATCTTCTCCACGATGTTGGAGGTCGAGTTGCCGTCCAGGAACGGACAGGTCACGACCAGGGCGAGATCAGAGCCTACCACCGTCTTGGGATCATAGTCTCCACCCTTGACGATCACATGCGGCTGCAGCGCTCTGATGAGCTCGTAGGGTGTGTCTTCCTCGAACGTAATGACGTGGTCGACCATCCTGAGATGGATGAGCAGGAGGGCGCGGGTGTGCTCATCCTGGATCGGGCGGTCCTGTCCCTTCAGGCGCTTGATCCCCTCGTCGGAGTTCAGACCTACCACCACGGTTCCCCGGGCTCCCGCCACGCTCCTGGCGTAGTTCAGGACGTCGAGGTGCCCACGGTGGAGGAGGTCGAAGCAGCCGTTGGTGAAGACGATTCGATCGTACCCCGTCTCGGGAAACAGGTACAGCCCGGCCTCCCTGATGGACCGGGCGAACCGTTCGTATGTCTCAGACGCCTGCGAATTCATCCGGCCTCAGACTCCTGTCGTCGACGTACCTGTCACCCGGGGGCTTCCCGAAGATCAGCTCGTGGAACCACACTCCGTTGTCGATCAGCCAGTCCCGAGTCTTTTCTTCGTAGAGCTCGATGATCTTCTTCACGTCACCGTTGTGGGTTCGCATTCCACGAGCCGTGTGAATGGTGACGTGCCACCCCTCGTCATAGCAGCGGTTGACCCGGGCGATGACGTCCTTCTTCGGCTGGGCGGTCCAATAGGCGTCACCCCCTGCGGTCTGTTCGCAGAGGGTGCCGTCGAGGTCCATCACCAGACGTCGGTCGTGAAAGGGATCATTCATCGATGACCGCACGATCCTTCATCTTCTCCCAGTCGTGGTCCTCCCGGATCTCGTTGTTCCGGTCGATCACGGCGGTGAAGAGCTTCTCGGGAACGCCCTGCTGACGGCAGACGTTCCGGAGGTTGTTGATGTCCTTCGGGAAGCAATGGCCTCCCGCGCCCAGAGAACCGTCGTGACCGGGGACGTAGGTGTGACTCACCCCGATCCGGAAGTCCAGCGTCGCCAGGGTGCGGACCTCCTCGTAGTCGATGCCCATCTTCTGGCAGAGCTGGTACATCTCGTTGCAGAAGAGGACCTTCGTCATCAGGATGCCGTTGGTGAAGAGCTTCGCCATCTCGGCTTCCTTCGACTCGCAGCCGACGATGACGACCTGGTTCATGAGGATCTTCTCGTAGAGCCGAGCCTCGAAGAACTTGAAGGCGACGCGCCCGTCCTCCGTGTCACCACCCAGGAGGACGCGGTTCGTGTTCTCGAAGTCGGCCACCGAGTTCTTCTCCGTGAGGAACTCGGGAGAGAAGAGCAGCCTGATCGGCATCTTCTTCCGCATCTCGTCGGTGAAGCCCGGATAGACCGTGCTCTTGACGACGACGACGAATGAGCTCGGGCTTCTTCCCTGACGCTCTGCCTCGTTCAAGATGTCCTTGAGCACCGACTCCACGATGCCCGTGTGGCAGGAGCCGTCCTTGCGCATCGGGGTGGGCACGCAGACGAAGATGATCTCCGCCTTCCCGACCACGTCGGCCAGGGTGTCCATCTCGGGCTTGGCCTTGTCGAAGACCTTGACGTCGAAGAGCTGCGCGGGGTTCCCCTTCTCGTCCGTCTTCCAGCGGAAGAACTGCTCGACGGCGCGCCCGACGTACCCATAGCCAACCACTCCGACCGTTCCCTTGGTGGAATCGAACTTGGCTACGAAATCGGTAGCGTTGATGTCAATGCTCATGCCTACTCTCCCTTGAACCTTTGATTGAATCTTTCCGCTTGGACCTGCCAGCTTTCCGAAACCGCCTGGTCCACCGCGTTCCTACAGATCTGAGAAGCCGCCGGGGTGCCGACCAGCTCTACTATCTTGTCGATCCATTGGTTGACAGGCCGCATGACGCCCGTCTCCATGTCTCTGACGTACTCTGAGGGGGTGCCCATGCCCGGTGGATAGAGGACCAGGCTGCCGGCGGCCTGCGCCTGGCGAGCGGCTCGTGAACTCGGCTCTTGGAAGGTCGACGAGTACGGCAGGATGCCCGTCTCATTGAAAAGCTTCCAGAGTTCCGGTCCGTTGCTCACGTTTCCGTGCCAGACGATCGACGGATGGACGATCGGGGACATGTTGGTGTAGTCCGGATGGCAGACGTGAAGCTTGAACCGACGGTCCCTGGCGTGCAGTTTCACGGCCAATTGCACCGCCCCGATCAGCCCGCGGCCCGGATCCGAGCTCCAGAGCATGGCGTGGGGGTCCTTGGAGGGCGACGGATGGTAGATCTCCGGGTCCACGCCGAAGGTTAGCTCCGTTTCGATCAGGTTCAGGCACTGGGAAGGGTCCAGACCGAGCTCTACACCGACCTGGTTCGCGTGCCAGCCCTTGTAGCAGATGATCTTCTTCAGCTTCCCCGAAGAGAGAGCCGCCCGGACGTCCCGCTTCCAGTCTTCTGGGTAGGTGTGGTCACAGGTGTGGAGGACATTGATGGCGTCCTTGTGGTAGAGCTCCGGAAAGAACTTCCGCCAGTGTACCACCACGTCGTAGCGGTGATGGTCGTGGCCGCCCATGTAGCTCAGCTCGGCGTCGTTGCGGAACTTGCCGCCAGACAGAAACTCCTCGGAGGCTCCGATGTAGTTCGTGGTCGTGACCGTGACGTCGTTCCCACCAAGCTCCGCGTAGTAGAACGGGATCTCCAGGTGGTACTTGTTGAACATGCGGACGTAGCCAGCTCCGAGCTTCTGGTAGTCCCGCTTGACCCCGACGAACGCGATCTTCACTGGTCACCCCAGGTCAGTTCAGCCTTGGTGGCTCTGAGCTTGATGTTCCAGTTCGCCTGCTGGTGATCGTGTTCCAGGGCGTGGATGTTGGCGAAACCGTTCTTCTCCAGGAGCCTGCCCAACACCTCCTCGGTGAAGGCGGTGTAGTGCCAGTTCCCTTGGACGTCCTGCCCCCCATAGAGCCTATGGATGGCGGCGTCCTGGATGTCTGCGATGCTCTGGCCACACTTCGAGCACCCATGGCCGTCCGACCCCAGCATCCAGTTGCCACACCGGTTGCACTGGTAGTCCAGACCGTCGTCGTCCAGCACGGCGTAGGCGCAGTGTTGGAAGTCCGGCACCTGGATGTCCACCGTCCCGCCGGGAAGCAGGACTCGCCAGACTTCCTGCAGGATCTTCTCCGTCTGCTTGTACGGGAAGTGTTCGAGGAAGTCCAACATGAGGATCTCCTCGGCCGACTCATCCTCCCACGGCCAAGGCAGCTTGGACAGGTCCGTCAGCAGGAACCCGACGTCGGCCGGGATCCACTTCGGACCCAGGAAGTCAACATTGAGATATCCGGGCCGGAGGTCCGACCCGCATCCGAGATTGAGCTTCATCACAGGCTCCTGATGAAATCGACCATCTGCTGGGCGCGATGCTCCGGCTTGTGGCCGGCCATCATCTCACCGTAGAGGTCATGGGCCAGCTGCTGACGGTGGCCCGGGTCGGCGAGCAGGTAGCGGACCTGGTCCTGGAGGTCCTGCTCGCTGGAGAAGAACCAGAAGCTCTTGATCCCGTCTCGAGCAGTCTCGTTTGAAACGACGTTCGACAGGACGCAGGAGCGTGTCATGCCCGCCTCGAAGTGTCGGCACTGGTAGCCGTAGCCGAAACCGAACTCCTGCCCCACGTCGGTCGCGTGGTTCAGGATGATCTTCGAGCGGTTGTACATCAGGTTCAGTTGCTCGATGTCGTAGATCGCACCGTGGAAGAAGGTGTGCACTCCCGGCATGTTGTTGACGATCTGGCACATCCTGACCCGGCTCTTGTGGTTGGCACCTGGTGTCAGGCTTCCAATGAAGCAGACGTCGATGTCCTTCTCTACCTGAGGGAGCGGGCGGTAGAGCGTGTCATCTGCCGTCAGGAGCAAACGCTCCGCCTTCTTGTACCCGTACTCCCGGGCCAGCTGGGCGCCGTCTTCGTCGAACGTGAAGGCGAAGTCACAGTACTTCCGCATGTCCAGCATCATCTGCTTGATGTGCGGGAAGCGAAGATCGTCGGGCTGGTAGACGATCTTCTTGCCCTTGGTGATGGCCAGGTCATGCCAGTAGCCCTGCATGGTCTTGAAGACCACCGTGGCGTCGGCGTCGTAGTCCCAGACCTGACCGGGCTGGCTGTCGTCGATGACATTCACCAGGTGCTCGCCGAGACGGTCGAAGCCTTTCTTGAAGGCGATCTCCGTCCCGAACGGGGCGTTCCTGATGAATGCTCCGACGAGGTTGATACGCATCTACTCGTCCTGGGTGCTCACGTAGCCGAGGACCTTGAGGACGCGCTGGCTAAGCTTCTTGAACTGCTCATCGATCAGCGCGTCTTCCTTCTCGGTCCGACCCTCGTCACCCTCGACGGAGCCGATGTTGAGGACAGCGTCGACCAGGACTTCCTTCGCCAGATCCTTGGGAGAGCACTTCTCGCCCTTCTTGTTCTTGATCATTTCAGTTCCCCTTTTCGACTCGGTATGAGTCGGATTCTTCGTGCATGGTGCTGAACTCGAACAGGTCCGACTCCTCGATGGCGCCGATCTGGTGGACCAGACCACGGTCGATGAGGATGGACTCACCCGGCAGGAGGTCGACGTAGTACGGCGCCCCCTTCTCCGGGTCAATCAGTTTCAGACGGACGTGTCCCTTCTGCAAGTACATCGTCTCCATCTTGTTCATGTGGAAGTGCAGGCTGCAGCACTTGTCCTTGTAGATGTGGAGGAGCTTGCCACAGTACTCCGGCTCGTTCTCGATCCAGAGCTCGTAGCCCCACCCGCGCTCGACGCGCTTGATGTCGGACGCGGTCCTCTTCTTTACTTCAGCCATGAGTCGATGTCCTCCTGGAATTGCTTGACCGCCTTGTCCGTCTGGGGATGGGCGATCACCTGCTTGATGATCGACAGGGAAGCCGTCACGATGTCCGCCCCGTTCAGCCAGCAGTCCTGCAGGTCTTCCGGCTTCCGGATGCTGCCACAGATGATACGGCAGTTTCGGTTCAGATCGTTGGCGAACAGGCTCAGCTCCATGTCGGCGTCCAGATCCCCGTCCTTCATCCGATTGTAGAAGAACGAGACGATGGGAGCGCCGGCATCGTGGGCCAGCTTCGCCTGAAGGGCTGTCATGGCCGCGGTGGCGTTCACCTTGACCCCGTCGTCGCCAAGTCTCGAGATCACCTCGAGTGACTCGAAGAGGATCGGGATCTTGACGTGCAGCTGCACCTTGTCGTACTTCCCGAGGGCGTCCCGAAGACGGTGCGCCTGATCGTACATCTCCTGGGGATCGAGGGTGATGACCTCGACCGAGAGGTGCTTCCTGGCCCGCGCACGAGTCTGGAAGACCTGGCAGACGTCGTCCAGTCGCTTGACGTAGTGGTCCCACTTCTCCTTCGAGAAGCGAGGTTCCAGCGAGACGACCTTGGTCTCCTTGGCCATGAGTGACGGGTTGGTCGTCACACCGGCCACGGCGTCCGTCCGGACCGCGAGGGAGATGTCGTCCAGGTTCGCGCTGTCGAGGAAGAGCTCTTTCATGGGCGCTCCTTGGGAACGATCGTCCCCTTATAAGTAGTGCTCAGGCCGGCCCACCTGTTGGCGAAGTCGAGGTCTTCCGACACGGCGTAGGCGGCCAGGAAAGCGTCCCCGGCCCCGCAGGTGTCCACGGCCCGGACATCGTATGCTTCCGACTCGTGGTACTCGTCCGAGTCCTTGAACATGGTGGCCGAACCGTGGTGTCCCAGCTTCAGGGTGATCCCAGAGTGGAGGCGTTCCTTGGCCCGTTGGACACGGTCCACGATGCAGTCCACCTCACGGGGACGACCGACCACGGCCTCCAGCTCCTTGAGGTTCAGGAACATCATGTCGGCGCCGGCGTAGTTGCTGTGGTTGCTTTCCTTCTGGGAGACCTGGCTGTCCACGAAGAGCTTCCCGCCGTAGCGTTCCTTCTTCTGCCGGATGAGGTCCATCAGGCTGTAGTCCATCGTCCCGTGGCGGTTGTCGCAGACCACCACGGCGTCAGCCACGTTGCGGGCCTGGACATAGGCGTCGGCCATGATCTGCTTCAGGTCCTGGGAGTAGTACGCCTCGTTCCGAACGTCGTACTGCACCATCTTGTAGTCGTCGACGTAGAACCGACGCTTCTCCGTCCACTTCCATCCCTTGCCCACGATCGGGCTGTAGTCGAGCCGGTTGAGCTCGTCCTGGGTGGGGGCGTCAGTGGACTCCACCAGCCGGGTCCAGAGGCTCTCGTCGCCGCCGACAGTCAGGAGCCGGACGTTGGCACCCAACCTGAGGAGATGTCTGACGACGAGGGCCGCACCTCCGATGAAGCGTTCCGTTCGCTCGTAGTCGGCCACGATGGTCGGAGTCTCAGCGGAGACACCGAGCTTCTTTCCGTGGGTGTACTCGTCGAGGATCACGTCCCCGACCACCAGGATGTTCTTATTCGTCACCGAGGTACCCCAGCTTCTCCACCCTGGCGATGTGACGGCCTTCCTCGAAGGCGGTCTCCAGGAAGGTGTGGATGAGCTCGTCCATGGAACCCAGGGGAGTGCGCCACTGGCCGAGGACGAGGACATTGCAGTCGTTGTGCTGGCGCATGAGCTCGGCCGTGGCGCGATCCGTCGCCAGGCCGGCGCGGATGGAACGGAACCGGTTGGCGGCGATCAGCATGCCCGTCCCCGTACCGCAGATCAGGATGCCGGTGGCGTCGTCCTTCATGACGCCCTTGCACAGCTTCTCGGCGATGTCCGTGTAGTCGACCTTGTGCTCGTAGTCGTCCCCGTTGACGTCGCACACGCAGTAGCCAGCGGCCAGCAGGAGCTTCATGATGTAGCCCCGGGCCGCGTTCCCGTTGTGGTCTGAACCGAGGTAGATGGTGTTACTGTCCATAGGTCGTGTTGTACCTTTTGTGCCAGGCCTTGACATCTTCGCCGTGCATCAGGCGACAGTTGCCACCGTTGAGGGTGTGGGCGATGTAGTTCTTCTGAGCGATGTTCTCCAAGGCGGCCGCCAGCTCCACAGCCTTGTTTGGAGTGTCGCCGAAGGTCAGGACACCGTGCTGGTAGAGCAGCACCGCCTTCTCATCCGGATCCAAGAGCAGCTCGTCTCCCCACCGGTCGATGTCCGGCCTTCCGGTCGTCCGGATGTCGTGACCGAAGTAGTCGGCATGCTCCGTGCACCTGACCTCGAGGTCCCTACCCGAGATGGCGTAGCCGACGGCGTAGGGCGAGTGGGTGTGGCAGATGGAGTGGACGTGAGGATATTTCCGATAGATCGCCAGGTGATGGGGAAGGTCCACGGAGGGCTTCCGCTTGCCCATCAGGATCTCGCCGTCTGAGATCGCCACGCAGACGACGTCTTCGACCTGGATCTGCTCGTACGGCATGCCGCTCGGCTTGATGCAGACGACTCCACCGGGAGCCAGCACGGAGAGGTTCCCGTGGGTGTCCCGGATCACGTCATTCATCTTGGCCATCCTGCGCAGCCCGCTGACGAGGGCCGCTACGAACACAGAGGTAGTCACAGCAGCTCCTTGATCTTGGTAAATACTTCCTCCACCGTGATGGGGGTATCTATGCCCTCTACGACCCGATACTCCTGACACCAGGGATGTGCCTTGACGGAGGAGTTCCACATCTTGAAGATCCCCACGACCTTCTTGTCTTGGGCTGCCGCCACGTGCATCATGCCGGTGTCATTCCCGACGTACATGTGACAGGAGTTCACGACCTCTAGAGAATGGATCAGGTTCGTCGGGATGAGCTGGAGACGGAGGTCGTCCACCATCTTCATGATCGGCATGATGGAAAGCTGGATGTCGGCCATGTCACCCGTGGTCACGATCTCGCAGTCTGGAATCTCCGCCAGGATCCGCTTGCAGAGCTCAGCGTAGTTCTCATTCCCCCAGTGCTTCACCTTCCAGAATCCGGCGGCGTCCTTCTTGTACCCGACCCCGAGGTAGATCCTGAACTTGGCGTTCGGGGGAGGGAGCCACTTCGGCATGAACGAGCAGTCCGGGGTCACGTGGTTGTAGCCCATGACCCGGGCGTTCTCCATCTGGTACTCGACCTCGTGCTTCTTCCAGGAAACAAGACCAGTGGTGGAGGGATCTGGTCTGGTCCTGCCGTCCATCATCTGGAAGGCGTGATAGTGGGTCCCGTTGTGCCAGCGGCCGTCGAAGGGGATCGACATGATCGCCATCTTGTACATCGGGTCTTCCACGGGTTGCGCCCGATCCACCCAGATGTTTTTGATGCAGCGGTAATGGGTCTTCAAGGACCGCAGCACTTCCAGGGCGCCGACGTCATCCCGTGTGCTGCCGACCAGGACGTCGAGCTCACAGCCGATGTGGTGGAGCGCCTTGATGGCCGGGACCGCCATGACGGCGTTTCCGAGCCCAAAGACCTTCCCGAAGAGGGTCCTCACTTGAGCACCGCGTACATCTGGAGCATGCGAGCCCGAAGGGTGTGATGAGCCATGGCGTGAGAGTGTCCCTGCCAGGCGATCCACTGGGCCCGCTTCTCCGACTCCAGGGCGAACTCGATCTGCTCGTCCAGCCGCTTCAGGTCCTTGAAGTAGAGACAGTGTCTCCGGTCGAGGAACGGTTCGATCTGGACGGCGCCGGAGTCCTGGGTCAGCATCAGGCTGCCGACGTAGGGGATCTCGTAGAACCGCAGGGTCTTCCCGTTCTCGGCCGCTCCCCTGAGGTTGAGGCAGATCCGGGACTGGGCCATCACGTCGAAGTACACGTTCTTGCGGACGTAGGCCCGCATCGTGTTCGGCTCACGTTCCAGATCGATCTTCAGCCGGAGGTGTCCCCACTTCGAGAGGACGTGATCGATGATCCTGGCCCGATCGGGATGGCTGTTGTAGCCCTGAAAGGAGATGTCGTACTTCTTCTCCTGGGTCCGGTGCGGCGTCCAGTACTGGTCGAAATTGATGCACCAGTTGTAGACATGGGCCTTGGGGATGCTGTCGTACTCCGGACGCCAGTTGTCGAGGAACATGGCCTCGAGCCTGGTGCCGTAGCGGGCGGCCACGAACTCGGGGCTCCTGTTCCAGAACCTGTCGTGACCGGCCACCACGACCACGGGGACATCGTAGAAGTTCGCCCGAAGCTTCATGTAGAGGGCGTAGGTCTCGTCCCGTTCGTCCAGGAAGATCCGCTTGATGTTCCCCCGGCTCAGCTCGTCTCGGAGCTCTTCTTCAGAGTACATCGAGACCCGCTTGTTCTCGGGGGTGAACCCGAGCATCCCGCGCTCCCGTCCCCAGTCCTTCTCCGGATCTCCCGTGAAGGTGAGGTCCCACCGGTGCTTCCAGTGGTATGGGTGGTCGATGACCTTGGCCGGACCGAGCAGCTGCACATGTCCGGCGAACAACAGGTCCTGTCCCCAGTCGCTGCCCTCCCGGGCGTCGATGAGCAGGGTCTTCCGTTCGTTCTCGGGTAGCGGCAGCTTGGGGATCATTTTCCGACCAACGCGACCAGCTCCCCGGCATTCTCCTGGCCGGGATCGAAGAAGGTCTTGAGGGTCATCCCCAGCTCGAAGATGTGGTCCTTGGTCACGTAGTTCCGATGGACCTCGTTGGGGTTCCCGTCTTCTTCACCCTGCGGCCACGAGCCCCATGGGCAGCAGTAGACGAGCGCCTTGCCGGCGTAGTCCAGGAGCTTGGGGGTGCACTCCTTGAGCTCTTCCCAGGTCACGTGCTCGGGACCGTGGTCCCAGAAGATGACGTCCCAGAACCCCTTGACCAGAGCGGAACCCGGGTCACGAGCGTCACCAGCGATGACGGAGTCTACCTGGTAGCGACCGTTCCAGACGGCGTGCTCCAGGTCCGAGATGTTCTTCGGGAAGATCTCCAGCACTCCCAGCGGACCTCCGAGCTGCTTTGCCATGTAGTCATGCCACCACGGCTTGCAGTCATGGCGCCAGCCGACGTAGAGCATCGACTTGCATCCCGCCTTCTGCAGGAGAGGGATGACATTTGATTCGAAAAAGTCGAACGCGACCTTGTTGTGGGGCATCAGTCCTCCGTCTTCCTCAGAGCCGCGGTGTCCTGTAGCTCGTGTGGAGGGACGTAGAACCTGTCCACGATCTCCATGTTGCGTTCCTTGATGGCCTTCTCGTAGGCCTGCAGGATGCACTCCTCGTAGAGGTCATCGAAGATGATGTATCCGCCCTTCTTCACGAAGCGGTAGTAGAGATCGAAGTCTCCCCACACCGCCTCGAACGGATGATGGCAACCGTCGATGACGAGGATGTCGGCCTGTCGGCCGGCCAGGTGCCTCTCCACGCTCTCGATGACGTCTGGCCACATGGAGCACCCGACGACGAGCTCGATCGGAAAATCCTGTGTCCGACGCCTGAACAGGTTGATCTTGTCCTGGTTGGGGGAAAGATCCTGTACGACGTCCCCACGCTTCCGGCTGTCGATGTCCGGACGGTCGGCGACCATCGGATCGACGCAGATGACCTTGGAGCAGAAACCGGCATAGCGCTGGGTTCCCTGCCCGTCGGCGCATCCGATCTCGATGACGAGAGGACGGCGCCTGTTCTCTTGGTTGCAGCGGGAGATGCACTCCATCACCATCCCACAGACCCTGCAATAGATGTTTGGTTCGATCATGTGTCCCCTACATTATACCACAGATTTTGGAAAGGAACAGGTCCAAGTGCTCGAAGCCGATATTTTTTTCCCACGTCCAGTGGAGACCGATCACGAGCGGACCATGTGAATTATATGGGTTTTCACGTGCTTTAGATTCCGAGATGATGGCGTTGACCGACCCTCCGGCCATCATCTCGTCCGACCTGCCATAGTAGGGAGGGAAGCTGGGGAACGTCTGCAGCCCGTTCTCGCAGGCGTACATGGCCACGTCGAAGTCCGTCCCCGGTCCCGAGTGGAGCATCGTGAACCCCGCCTTGAGGAGGGCATTCACCGTCTTTCGGTCGATGACATTGTGCGGCGGGATGTAGGCGTGCACCGGCTTCCCCGTCTCCTCCTCCAGGATGGCCTTCTCGTTGCGGAGGATGGCGTACACCTCCGCCTCGGTCTGGTGGTCCCTGAACTCGTTCGGGAAGCGCTCGTCGTGGTTCACGCCGTGCATGGCCACCCGGATGTTCGGCTGTTGGCCGAGCCACCGGAGAGCCTCGTCTGAACTGTAGACCGGGATGACTCCCAGGTCGTAGCTCAGGCTGTACTTCGACATGACCTGGTGGAACTCCTTGAAGGTCTCCAGGTTGTGCCGGTAGAACTCGTTGGGCTTGGTGCCCGGGAAGTCATCAACCCGAAAGAGGGTCATAGCCGAACTCCTGCGTCAGGTAGTTCAGCCAGTTCTGGCGGAAGACTTCCACCGAGAAGCGAGCAGCGAACTCCCTGGCCTTCTCCCCCATGGTCGGACCGAGGATGACGTGCTCCAGGCAGGAGCGGGTCCCGTTGAGGGTGTATTCCTTGTCGTAGCCCTTGCGGTCGAGGATGCGTCCGAAGTCTCCCTGGAGCCCTTCCTCGAGAGCCTGGTACATCAGGCCCACGTTGTAGCTGACGATGGGAACTCCCGAGGCCAGCGTCTCCAGGACGAAGTAGCTGTTCCCCTCGTGGGCTGAAGGGTGGACGACCAGGTCGGCCTGGGAGAGGGCCGGATACTTGGGCAGCCCGAAGTAGGCCGGTGCCTCGTCCAGGAGGAGGATGGTCGCGTCGATGTTCCGACCGAGGTACTCGATGTGAGATGAGCCCTTGTTGGCCGTCGTGGTCCCGTGGATGATGATGGGACGGTCACGCTTCTTCCGGTCCGTCGTGGGGACAAACCTCTTCATATCGATCCCGTTGTTGATGACCGGGAAGTCGAAGCCCCACTGGAGCTTGCACTGGTTGGCGATGAAGTCGGACACGGCCACGATCTTTCCGCCACGCTCGACCATCTTCTTCCGATAGTCCAGTTGGACGGCGGCATGCAGCGGGAACTCCGGCGCGACTCCGTTTGCCACGTCGTCTGCCGTGGTGTGGCTCCAGTTGCCGTGGGCCACGCTGACCACGTTCTTGTGGTCCTCCAGGCCCAGACCCCAGAAGCCGTCGGCGATAACGATGTCGTCCGGCTTGATCCGCTTGGTGGCCTTGAGCCAGCCGTTGAGGGCACGTGCCTTGTCCCACTCATGGATGTTGGCGTCCGGTCGACGGAGCTCCTTCAGCATGTCGAACCAGGAGTAGTGCTTACTTTTGGGAAGAGCATACATGAGGTCGCGGTTGAAACGAGGAACGCCACCACCGGCGCCGATCTGGGTGTAGGACACGAGGATTACGTTCATCCGAGTTCCCTTCTGACGTTGAGCTTGTCCGAGTCTGACTCGGGCATCTCACGTCCGTTCTGGAGCCAAGTGCTCTTGTCGTAGCCTGCGTGCACCATCATACCAGGAAACACCAGGTTGGTGCGCCCAGTCTTGCAGACAGAGTTTGGGTGATTGCGGATGAACCACCAGTCGACTCCCGATCCCATGCCGTCGTTGGGCTTGGCCCGCACTCGGCTGGTCTCCCAGTCGAGTCGGGGGATCGGGAACATGCTCATCCAGTATTCTCTACGGGCGAACATGTTGGCCGCCCGGATCCAGTCCTTGAGGATCATGCCGTTCCCGATGTCTTTCCGGACGACGTGCTCGATGGACTCGATCCCGGAGGCGAAGCCGAGCTTGTACTGCTTCTCGAAGAGGAGGAAGAACTTGGCCATCTTCGGGAGCCAGCCCTTGGTGACCAGCACATCGTCTTGGATGTAGCAGACGAACGCCGCCACCTGAGCCTTGTCGCCGTGGGTCGGGTGGGCGTACCACTCGTTCAGGGCGTTGATGTGGGCCAAGGCCTGGTTGATGGATGGACCCAGCCCCAGGTTCTCGGTGTGGATCAGGGTGTGGTCGGGGAGGGTCCGGAGGAGCGGGGCGACGGAAGAACCGTCGACGACGAGGTGGAGGCGGTACTGGTCTCGCTCAGTGTTCTCAGCGATGGCCTTCAGGCACTTTTCGAGGAGGTCCGTCCGACCGGGCTTGTGGGTGACGAAGATGTCCGCGATGAGGGCCATACACTAACTATTATATCACACTTCCATCCTGGCGATCCACTCTTTCATCACGGCAGGATTTGAACGCTTCAGCTCGAAGACCGGCGCCTTCTGGTGCTCGCCGCCCTGGGCCTTCATCTCGGCCGCCTTCTTCAGGACGTCTTCCTCGGTCTTCACCTCGGGAAAGCGGGGCTGCGGCGCCGGATCGTTGTAGAGGTTGCTCCAGCACTTGTCCCAGAAGTCCCGGAAGTTCCGGATCTTGCGGGGGATGTCCGCCCACGAGTAGTGGTAGACTGACGGGAGCTCTCCATAGATCTGGTTCATCTTCTCGCCAAAGGCCTCCGGGTTGGAACGACGGAGCATCTCCATACCCTTGTCGTAGAAGCCGATGTGCGGGACGAAGTCGTAGTTCATCATGTCGATGTACTCGCAACCGTCCGACATGCCCTTCCGGGCGAAGGTCTTGCCGGTCTTCTCGTCCACCACCCGAGCGTCCTTGAAGATGCCGTGGGTGATGTTGAAGACGTTCCGGCTGAGGCGCCACTTCCAGGTGTGACGGTCCGTGCGACAGTGCTTGCTGTCGCCCCAGAGCTCCACCACCGGAAGGTGGACCAGGCTGACTTCCTTCGGGAAGCGCTTGACGAGCGCCCTGACCTTGTCGTAGTCTTCCTCGTGGACGACCTCGTCGCAGTCCTGCTGCCAGAGGAAGTCCCCGGTGCAGAGGGCCCGACCGAACGCCTTCTGCTGTCCGTCCATTCCCGGCTCTTCCCAGTCCCACGGGCGGACCGAGACCTCGAGCCGCGGCTCTTCCTTCGCCCAGGCCTGGAGCTTCTCCAGGGTCTCGTCCTGGGATCCACCGTCCACCACGACCACCTGGTCGCAGAAGCCGAGCATGGACTGGATGGACTCCTTCCACGGGTACCCCTGCTTGCTGGGGTTCAGGATGTGGGTGTAGCCGCTGATGGTCGGGCGGTACTCCTTGTAGTCCGTCATCTTCTCCATGATGACCGAGGAGTTGGAGTGCATCGCGATGACGCGAAGAGTCTCCTCCACGACCTTCTTCGGAGAGATCTCGTTGACGCAGGGATGGTCCTTGTCCACCGAGCAGGTGTACTTGTAGCAGGCCCGGTCGCAGGAATAGCGGTCCGGCGTGTCCAGCAGGACGGCCAGCTTCTTCTTGTTGACCGGACCCGTGGACGTGGCGTAGGAGCTCCCGTAGAGGGAGACCTGTGGAACGTCCAGACCGTCCGCCAGGTGGGACGTGACCGAGTCGATGCTGAGGAGGAGCTTGGCGCCCTTGACCACGGAGGCCAGCTGGTTGTAGCTGGTCTTGCCACGGAAGTCGACGACGTCCTTGTACTCCGGATCGTCCGGCATTCCGACCTGGACGACCGGAAGTCCCGTCATGGCCCGCAGGTTGCTGATGACCTCCTGCCAGTGCAGGTAGTTCCGTGCCTCCCACTGTCCCTTACCCGATCCGGGGTTGAGGACGATGTACTCCTCGGGGAGCCCGTCGACCTTGTCCAGGGCGATCCGGTACTCTCCGAACTCCACGTCGCAGAGGTGCGCCATCTCGTTTCCGAGGAGGCGTCCCTTGCCACGCTTGACCCAGTTGGCCGCCGTGGTCTGGATGGCCAGGTTGGGTGTGAAGACGTCGTCGAAGACCTGCTCGCAGAGCGGGACGTTCTGCATCCAGCCCTCGAACTGGACGCCCTGGTCGATGTCCGGGTTGTCCCGGATGATCGAGGCGTACTGCTCGTTCGTGGCGAAGAAGATCTTGTGTTCCGGGAACTTCTTCCGGAGGGAGTTCACGACCGCCGTGGAGATGTAGACGTCCCCGGCCGACATGGGCATCGTGTAGAGGAGGGTCTTCTTCCCGTCCCCCGAGAAGCGCTTCTTGAGGAGAGCGACCGCCTCCGCCTCCGAGCGGGGGTTCTGGGCGGTGTGGAGCTTCAGGAACTCCCCGATGGACTGGTAGAGCGTGTAGCCGGTCTTCTGCTCGGAGAAGTTCTCGGCCACGTGCTTGGCCAGTTCGGCCGCCCACTCCTTCGGCTTCTCGTAGCTGAGGGTCAGCTTCTTCAGCTTCAGCTTTACGTCGTCTTCCTTGGGGTTGGCCCACTGGCTCCCCTTCTCCATGACGCCGTTCCAGATGCAGGACTCGGGGATCTCCTTGAGCTCGTACTCCAGGGGAACGAACTTCTTCCGTCCGTCGATCTGGAGGAAGTCCAGGTGACCCGACCAGGCGGTGGCCACGACCGGCAGGCCGCAGGCGGCGGCCTCCAGGAGCGGCAATCCGAAGCCCTCTCCGTGGGTCAGGGACACCAGCGCCTTGACCTGGGGATGCTTATACAGGCCCGCCATCTCGGCATCACTCAGACGTCCGTGGATGAGCTGGATGCGGGGGAACTTCTCGCATCCGACCAGCTTCTTGATCTCCTTGAGCCGGTGGACCATCGTGTCGTAGTCCATGAGGGACCCGTTGACGATGCCCGCCTTCAGGACCAGACCCACATTCGGGTCATCCTTGAAGCGCTCGCAGAACCACTTGACGAGGTTGCCGAGGTTCTTCCGGTCCTCGCCCAGCGGCTTGTCCAGCCCCAGCCCCACGAAGAGGTAGTTGAAGGGTGCGTCGAGCTCGAACTTCCGGACGTCCTCGGGGACGGGATCCGTGTTGTAGTACCGGACGTCCACGCCCTCGTGGCAGACCGCCAGGGGCTTGGTGACCCTGAGCTGTCCTTCGGGGGTGTTGTACCCCACGTTGAGCATGGTGTTCTTGGAATGCTCCGAGGGGACGACGATGAGGTCGATCTTCTCGTTGATCTTCTTGATCCACTCCGGGGAGACGCGGTCGACCTCGATGCCGGCCGTGATGCCGATGTTCACCCGGGCCATCTTCTCGAACTCGTTCGGGATGGTGACCTGGACGGACACGTCGTACTGCGTGTTCCCCTGGGCCTTCTCCATCTCGTACTTGACGATGAGGTCCTTGATCTTGGCGAAGAACGGGGTCTGGTCGAGGATATACGAGGTGTTGCCCCAGTTGCAGGCCATCACACTGACGTCGTACTCCCCGCAGGCCAGGAGGGCCTTGAGTACCTGTCGGGAGTGGACACCGTAGCCCGAGGCCGTGAGGACCGGGGCGCGGAGGAGGAGCTTGAGCATCGGATGCCTTTCAGCGAGCCAGGATGATGCTGGGTTGGTTTCGCTTCTCGTAGAGGTCCAGGACCTCCAGACCCTGCTTCAGACTGAGCTGGGGCTTCCACCCCAGGACGTCCCGGGCCTTGCTGTTGTCGGCCAGGGTGACCATCGCCTCGGCCGGACGGTCGGGGATGTAGGTCTTCTCGCCGCCGACCATGTCGGCTACCTGGTTGATCGAGTAGTTCACGCCGGTCCCGATGTTGAACACACCGGTCGCGTTGCGGTTCATGGCTGCCAGCATGTTGGCCCGGACCACGTCGCCGACGAAGGTGAAGTCCCGGCGCTTCTCGCCGGTCCCCACGACCGTCAGCGGCAGGCCTTCCCGCAGCTGCTTCCTGAAGATGGCGATGACGGTGGCGTACGAGCCCTCTTCCTGGTGGCGGGGGCCGTAGACGTTGAAGTAGCGGAGGGCCACAGTGGAGAGCCCGTAGAGTTTGGTGTAGACCTCACAAACGTCCTCACCGAACTTCTTCCCCAGGGCGTAGGGGTTGAGGCAGTCGGAAGGCATCGTCTCCTTGAGGGGAGGCTTGTTCTTCAGACCGTAGCAGCTGGAGCTGGCCGAGTAGACGACCCGCTTGACCCCGCCCTGACGGCAGGCCTCGAGGACGTTGGCCGACCCCATGCAGTTCTGGCTGAACGCCAGAAGGGGGTCGGTGATGCTCGGCTGGATCCGGCTCATGGCCGCCAGGTGGAACACCCAGTCCTTGTGGTCCACCACCCGCCGAACCATGTCGAAGTCCCGGATGTCTCCCCGGACGACCTCGAGTCTGGGCTCGTCTTTCCAACGGTAGAGGTTCTCGATCTTCCCTTCCGAGAAGTTGTCGAGGACCATGACCTCGTGTCCCTGCACCAGGAGCTCGTCGACCAGGTGCGACCCGATGAAACCCGCTCCTCCGAGAACTGCAACCGGCATGTCTTCTCCTAGACTGAGGCCAGGCGGACGTTCTGACGTCCGCGCCCCTTGTAAATATTGATCTGACCTTCCAGGACCTTGTCCCAGTCGTCGATCATCTTTTGCTCGCCGAAGTTCTCGGCGACCCACTGACGAGCCTCGAGACCGAGAGCCCTCCGCTTCTGCCTTCCCATCTCGTAGAGCCGGACGAGGCCGGAGACCACGTCGTCGTGGTTCACCTTGTCGTCGTAGATGTAGGGGATCGGCTGGCTGCCCGTGCAGGAGCGGGAGGCCGTGAAGACGGGGCTGCCCCACCACTTGCCCTTGCCGGCGCGGTACATCTTCTTGGCATGGGCCGTGAGCTTCTCCTGGTCACGAAAGTCCTTGAGATCCTTCCACCAGTCGCCCATCTGGTACTGGAGACCACCTGTCATGTGGACGATGATGGGGGTCCCTGAGGAGAGAGACTCCAGGGTGCCCAGACCGAACCCCTCGTTGGAGGCGATGTTGATCGTGGCGTCGCAGACGTTGAGGAGCATGTTCAGCTTGGCCGGTTCGATTCGGGCCTCGCTGATGATGAGGTTGTTGTCGATGTTGAACCGTTCGGCTACCGCCGAGATGTCCTGCCCTTCGGGATCGTGCACGTTGGTGTGCATGAAGAGGGCGACGTTCTGCTTGCCCACCTTCTCGGCGAACTTGGCGAAGGTGGCCACCACGTCTCCGGTCTGCTTCCGGCGGGCGTTGCGGTTGTTCCAGAAGAGGATGAACTTCTTGTCCGCGTGGGGACCGAGATGCTCCCGCTTGAACTTCTGGATCTCTTCCTCGTCGAGAGGCTTGAAGTTGTCCATGGAGACCGAGTGGGGGATGTAGCTGCAGCGCTCGTACCCCATGTCATCCAGGAGGCCCTTCGTCTTCATCGACAGGGCCACAATGTGGTCGGTCGACTCGTACAGGACCTTGTTGAACTTCGGGGTCGGATCGTTGTCCCAGACGTGCCAGTAGACGATCGGGCACTCGGCGCGGACCTCGTCCTCGATCTCCCAGAGCCACATAAAGAAGCGTGGATCGGTGAAGATGAAGACCGCGTCCGGACGTTCGGCCATGATCATCTGCCGGATCGTGTTCTTGTCGCCGTGGCCCTCGACCGGGAAGATGATCCAGTCGTCCCCGAACTTGTCGGGAGCCACCTTCTGCGGTCTCATGTCGGGGTGCTTGATCGCGCCACCGAGACAGATGAACTTGTACTTTCCGGTGGCGAGCAGCCCCTCGATGAGGTACTTCGCCTGGGTGCCGACACCCGAGGGAACGAGGGGGTGATCGGAGAGAAAGAGGATCTTGCGCTTCTCGGCCATGTGTTACCTAGGCTTTCGGGGGTGGCACAGGGGCGTCACAGTGCTCAGTCCCCAGGTATGGGCAACGTTCGTTCCAGTCGTCGATGCAGTTCTTGTGGTTCTTGATGAGGGTGCCGGCGTCGAACCTCTTCTTCAGCTGGGTGATGTCCTTGTTTAGAGACTCCACCGCCCTGCCGACGGAGACAGGACCCGCTGAGATAGGGAGGAATTCGATCGGCTTCACCAGCTCCTTCGATCCCCTGGACACGGGACGTGGAGCCCTGAGGAGGAGGACGAAGGCGGTACGGACGTTGGCGGGATCCAGCCCGTGCTTCTTGCAGAAGAAATGCTTGTAGAGCAGGATCTGGTAGTGGAGCTCGTGGTCCGTCTTCTTGTCCATCGGCCAGCCCCAGCCCGCGGTCTTGAAGTCGATGATGTACAGGATGGTCTCGCCGCGCTTCGACTTGGTCTTGACCACCATGTCGATGTAGCCCTTGAACTTGATGTCCAGACCGTCGGTCCGGGCGATGGGCTCCTCGAGCTTGTACTCGTTCCAGAGCACCTGGGCCGTGGCCAGCTCCTCACACTCGTGGAACCGTCTCAGGACCCGCTCACCGGCCTCCAGGAAGGTCTCGGGGCGGAGGGCGGACTTGTTCGGCTTCCCGTTCTCGTCGTGGGTCGGGGTCCAGAGACGGACCTGTTCCTTCTCCTGGTACTTGAGGACGTTGGACCAGAACAGCCACTCGAACTTCTTCTTGAAGTAGAAGACGGCGATCTCGATGTCGGTGATGATGGGGTTGCGAGCGTGGCAGAGCTCGATGGTCTCGTGCAGGGCTGTCCCGAAGTCCATGTAGATCCCATAGACCTTGTGGTACAGCTTGTCGATGGAGTTGAGCTTCCACCGCCACTGGCAGTGGTTGCGAGCTTCCATCCAGCCCGAGTAGCTGATCTTCTTGGGGAACTCTACGTCAGACAGGTTAGCCTCCCGTCTTTGTGATTACAACGACGGTGGCGTTCGGATCGAGCGATCCCGTCTGGAGATTCTGCAGGGTGCTGCGCCAGAGAACATCGTAGCTCTGGCCGTCGATGGCGACGTGGTTCGGGTTGGCCGACAGCAGGAGGGCGGCGTTGGAAGCCTTCTTCTCCGTATCGGCCAGCTTCTTCTTCAGGTCGGTGATCTGACCGTTGGAAGCCGAGAGCGCCTGGTGGTGGAAGGCCAACGATCCCGACAGTCTCTGCCGGTCCGCCCTCAGGGAGGCGATGGTCGCCTGCAGCACGGCCGGATCTAGACTTCCCGAACCGAGACTTCCGGAACCGTGCGTTGGCATGCCTTACCCTCCGGACTTGACGATGACGACCGCGGTCTGGTCCTCGTGGACGTTCCGCTTCTGGTAGCCCTCGACAGCCAGGTCTCTCACTGTCGATCTCCAGATTATATCATACTTCCCACCGTCGATGAACACATGATTGCCATCGCAGAGCGGGAGACCCGCATCCTTGTCCTCGGAGGCCTTGAGCTTCGCCTTCAGCTCCTTGACGTCCGACTTCCAGCCGTTCTTGGCGGCCTTCAGCGAGTTGTCCGAAGCTGCGAGCTTCGAAGTGGCGTCTTCCAGCGCTGCCTGCAGTTCGGCGACCTGGGCCTGGAGGGCGGTCTTCTCGGGATCTGCCTCGGGTACGCTCGCGTCCGCGGGAGCAGCAGTCTGATCTTCAGCCATCTTCCTCTTTCTCCTCTACTCTCTTCTCTAGAAGAAGTAGTATAAAGCTATATAGCTTAAAGGCTATAGTAGCTGTAGGCGCCTACAGTTTCTTATAAGTAGAGACTCTCACGCTTTCTGACCAAATCTAGTTGTCGTGTGATAGGTATCTTGTACCCAGTCCACCTGAAAGGAGGTGACTTTCATGCAAATGTTGACGCTAGCAGTACTACTAGGCCTTGCCGCGGGCGCGGCCTACCTCGGAGGTTCCAGACTCTGGGGATGGCTGAAGGGAGCGGAGGAGAAGGTCGTCGAGGAAGCGAAGAAGGTCGAGGAAGAGGTGAAGAGCAAGCTCTGATCCGATCCCTGAAACAGAAAAAGCCCCTGAGAGAGAGAGTGGTCTCCTCAGGGGCTTTTGTTTTGGTAGCGCGTAGGGGTTTTGATCCCCTTCCTTCAGGTTGAGAACCTGACAACCTAGCCAGTAGTCGAACGCGCCGTAAGATGTGCCGTCGTGGAGTCGAACCACGAACCAGTGGCAGCAGTCCGTTCCTTTTCGCCTCCCAAGGCTACTTCAGGACAGAAAGTGGGATCTGTTGCTGGCCCGCCGGGCGGACTTTGGAGGCCATCCAGGGAGTCGAACCCTGCCCACGTGGTTTGCAATCACGTTTGCCCAGCCAGGACTGACGGCCAATGTTGACGATGTTGGAGCCCCCTCGGAGAATCGAACTCCGACCGCCTGATTACGAAACAGGCATGCTACCATTAGCACCAAGAGGGCGTGGCGGAAAGTAGAGGAATCGAACCTCAGTCGTAAGACCCAAACGCTTAGCAAGCGCCGCTGGAGTTCCCAGGCCAGATTACTTTCCAAACCTACCTGGCCTGCGAGCCAGGTGTCCTAGAAGTCGCAGCCCCTAGGATCTTCAGTCGCTCAGGTGAGAATCGAACTCACTGCGCTGGGCTTATGAGGCTCAGCTGGTTCCAAACCCAGAGCGGTTGCGGGGGTAGGAGTTGAACCTACCATTGCAAGCGTTAGCTCGCGAGGGGTATGAGCCCTCATTGGCCACCTGGGCCTGTCCCCGCTATAACTTGAAACTGGAGCCCCGGGAGAGAGTCGAACTCTCGATTCCTCCTTACCAAGGAGGCGGTTTGCCGTTGACCTACAGGGGCATTCTCGAACACCTACGAACGCTTCAGAGCCTTCCCAACCACCTAGGCCATGGATGTACCTGGCCTGGTGTCACAACACTTCGTGGAGCCCCCGGTGAGAATCGAACTCACGTCCCAGGTTTACAAGGCCCGTATTCTTAGCCACTGAACTACGGGGGCGATGCGGCTGGGTTCGCGGGCAAGACCACGACCACTTAGCTCCCTGGCGTCGGGAGTACCTGGAGCGGGTAGCGGGAATCGAACCCGCCATTTCTGGTTGGAAGCCAGACGTGTTGCCACTAGCACTACACCCGCAAAATTGGGAAGATCGGCCGGTATCGCACCGGGCCAGGACGTCTCCCGGCTCATCGCGTTTTCGGATTCACAATCCGCTGACTTTTCGTAGTCCACGACCTTCAGAGCGGGATGCGGGAATCGAACCCGCGCTTCAGGCTTGGGAAGCCCGTTCGCTACCACTACAACAATCCCGCAACGTGTGACAACCGGCTTTGACCCCTTGCAAGGGGGTTCCCACGCCACATCCCGCTGGATAATCGCGAATCACCAGACGAGAAGGCCGGCCAAGCTTTAAGACCTCCAAAAGGGCCACACTGGTGCGGGTAGAGAGAATCGAACTCTCGCTTCGGACTTGGCAAGCCCGTTCGCTACCATTACAACATACCCGCGAAATGGAGGGGACCCGACGGCTCTCACGTCTTCGAGCGGTTGGGCGCCGCCAGGTGTTTCCCACTGTCCCCGTGGTCTGAGAGGTGGGATTCGAACCCACGGCCTCCTGGCTCCAGACCAGGCCGTCTACCGCTGACTTACTCCCAGATGATGCCCTGTTCGTCCCACCACACTGCGTGGGCACTGCGTCCAGGCTACGTAGAGTCGGGATGGTGAGTTTCGATCTCACGACCTCGTGTCCCCCAGACACGCGCGCTCCCAGCTGCGCCACACCCCGTTGCTGAATTGGTCTGGATGGGTGGAATCGAACCACCTACGTCCTCGCTCCGAAGGAGGGTGTCTACCAATGACTTACATCCAGATGGTCCCGAATGCCGAGTTGAACGGCTCCCCCGGTTTGACCCGGTGTGCTGACGTTACACTAACTAAGGGATGGTCGGAAATACACGATTCGAACGTGCGGCCTCTCGGACCCGAACCGAGCGCTCTACCAGGCTGAGCTAATTTCCGGGACTTACAACTTTGAAGGCATCAGAGGGGGGAGGGCTGGAGGGACATTGTCTGTTGCAACGCTCCCGTCCGTTTCGCTTGGCCCTTCCCAGATGGTGCCGTATCCTTGCCTGTACGCCATGTCCAGGACCTTCTGCATCTTGGCGCAGTTTTCCTTGGTCATGCTCGTGCAGTCCCACCCCATGTCGTGCTCCCAGCCGAGCTGGAACACGTACTTGAAGGCGGTCCAGACTCGCTTCCAGAATCCCTTCCAGTTGCGGTGCTGGTAGTGAAGAGTCATGCCGATCTCGACGTCGTACTCGGCGACGGCCATGTGACCCTTGGTCCCACAGTCGCACTCGATGTACTCACGCGTGATCTCTACTTGAGGCTTCACTTTCATGGTTCCCCCACAACGGTTCGAACGTTGATCGTCTGAGTCAGAGTCAGGTGTCCTGCCAGTTGGACGATAGGGGAATAACTATTCTTCTACGAGCTCCGAGAAATCCTCGGGCTTGGCATTCTTCGCGTCTTCGCAGCTCTTCATGAGCTCCTTCTCCTTCTCGTCGCGACGATTGGGAGACCAGAAGAAGCAGAGCTCGTTGAAGAGTCCGTAGAGGAACTCGCCGAGCTCGTAGGTGACGCGGACGTCCGTGTTCTCGTAGCCGTCCGTCGTCCTGTCCGAGACCCAACTGAGCCCGCGCTCAAACTTCTTGGAGCCCTTCCGCTTGAAGCCCATCTTCTTGGGCTTCTGCTTCTTCCACTTGTGCTTGCACAGCACCACGGTCTGCTTCATCGTGAGAGGCAGGTTGAGCAGGTAGGCCCAGGGCGTGAATTCGATCGCGTAGGAGTTTCCACGCTTCTCCAAGGGTACGTCCTCGCATCCTTCCTCCCAGTATGCTCCGATTCCGTGAGCAGAGACCGTATGGTCCTGCATGTCCCATTTCTCGATGTCGTCGTAGTTCGACATCTCGTAGTACTTGTAGACTTCGATCGCCGTCAGCTTCGACTTGCGGTCGGGGTCGCGCTTGGCCACCACGTTCTCGTCCTTGAGGTACTCGTCCAGGTTCGCGTGACAGAGCTTCGCGACCAGGTCCAGCACCAGCGGATCGAACTTCTTGAGGACGGCGACCAG